ATAAGAAGTACAAGAGAACTATATGATGGAGAGAGTGATACAAAGAACGTTTTAAAACCTCTAAAGTTTGCAGGACTTTTAGTAGAGGGTGGGATTGTAGGATATGATACTAACATTACATCTGGTGGTGTTGGTGCAAGATATTTTGGTATTGGCATTAGTGAACAATATCGTACAGACCAAGTAACAGTTTCGCTAAGATTAGTTGCAGTACAAACAGGAGAAATCCTGATGACAGTATCAGCAACAAAAACTATAGCGAGTTATTCCAGTGGTGGAGATGTATTCAGGTTCTTAGATATGAGTACAAAAGCCATGGAATTAGAAACTGGTGTCGCAACAAACGAGCCAGTCAACTACGCCATAAGAACTACAATAGAACATGCTATCTTTAATATGATACATGAAGGTATTGCAAAGGAATTATGGTCATTTAAAATAGAGGAGTAAAGTAATGTACGCTAAAATAATCGCAATAATGATTTTGTTTGCCCTACCGGTAAGTGCAAATGATATTTATGTGACACAATCAGGTGCTACGCTTGACCTCGACATTACCCAAGACGGACAAAACAATACTGTTGGTAATTCAACTACATCTTCAAGTGTAATAGGGGCCACTACTACAATTGATATAGACCAAGTTGGTAACAGTAACGTTTTAAAGTTTGACGTAAACGGTGCAACTTTTACAGGAACATTTAACGTCACAGGAAACTCAAACGATATAGATTTCAATTGTGATAGCGCAGGGACAGTTAGTTCATGTGCTACAGCAACCGCCTCAATAGTATGGGTAGGTTCATCAAATGATTTAGATATTGATATTGGAGAATCCGCTGACGCTTCAAATGCAACTGTAAGTATAACTGGTGCCTCAGGAAGTGATAGTAACGTTGTTGCTGCCACTATTGATGGTACTTCCGCTATACTAACGTTATCCGTAAACGGTGACACAAATAATTATTTAATTGACATAAATGGTGATGGAGATGTAAACGGACACACTTTAGTTCACAGTCACACTGGTTCAATCGCAGACGTAGATATCACACAAAGTGGTGTTTATGATAACATAATAAACTTGACAACTGTTGGTGACAACCATGATATTGACATATCACAAACTGACTAAGTGGACACAAATAATATTAATATTATTCTATGCTAGCGCTCTAAGTGCTAGCATAGGTAACGTAGACCAACTAGAGGGTAACGGTGTCGTAGAGAGAAACAAAGAAGACACCACACTAGAAAAAGAACTTTCAATAGAACAATTTGATACAGTAAAGACCGGCAACGGCAAAGTAGGCATATTGTTTATTGACGATACAAGAGTTGATGTAACTCAACACAGCAAACTTATTATAGATGAATTTGTATATGACCCAAACACCAAGAAGGGAAAGTTATCTCTATCTGCTAAATTAGGGACTGTACGATATGCTTCTGGTCAAATTGCCAAGACTTCACGGCAAGATGTACAGATAACAACACCTACGGCAACAATAGGTGTCCGTGGTACAGATTTTTCTATGACAATAGATGAACTTGGTGGCAGTACAATCATATTATTACCAAGTTGTGACGTAAGTGGTAATTGTTTTGTAGGTGAGATAAGTGTAGAAAGTGCCGCTGGTCAAGTAATACTTAACCAAGCCTTTCAAGCAACACAAGTAAATACACCAGCCAATCCTCCATCACCACCTGTAAGATTAGATTTAGAATTAGACATGATAAACAACATGTTGATTGTTGCCAAACCAGCAGAGTTAAAAGAAGAAAACTATGAAGCAAAACTCAAAGCCGTAGCAGACGCATTAGACATAGACTTTTTACAATTTGATGATTTAGAAGTTGATTACTTAGAAGAAGAAGAAGATTTATATATTACAGGACTTGATATAGATTTTTTAGAACAAAACTTTTTAGCAGATATTCTAGCACAAATAAACAAAGAACTGGCATTACAAATGCAAAATGAGTTTGATAAGAGAAAAGGTGTAGATGGTATATACCTAGGTAAAAATCCAGAGACCGGTGTGATTATACTAGATGAAGACCCACAATGGTTATGGGCACGAGAGGATGCTGGCGGACAATATATTGAACTAAGACTAGATAAGCAATATGGATATTATATAAATATAATACAAGGAGAGTTTGAAATGTATGATTTTGAACTTGGTGGACAGGATAACGAGATAACAATAATACAAATACAATGAAGTCATTTAAAGAGTTTACAGAGGCACCTAGAATACCTAGAAAGAAGGGACAGCCTGCTGGTAGTAAGAAACATAGTGACTTATACACAGACGAAAACCCAAAAGGTACAATACACGGTCTCAAATTTGCAACAGTAAAAGATGCTAATGCTAGTGTAAAGAAAATAGAGGGTTCTGGTAAATCACACGCACACAAAATACAAGCTGCTGTGGCAATGGAGCAGCGAGCAAAAGAAATGGGTAAAACCGCAGAAGCGGCAGTATATCGTAGATATATTGAAAAGATGAAAAAGATTACAAAGAAGAAAAATGAAAAAAAAGAATCCTATAGCACAGACGTTGAGAACACCCAAGTACAAAATGAGAGTGGTGAAGAGCAAAAAGACGTACAGCAGAAAGAAACAATTATCTCTAAAACAGTTGGGAGTAACTAAATAGTAGTATGTTAAAGTGGATAGTGGCAATAGTTCTAATATACTGTTTATTCTCATGTGGTAATAATGATATACTGGCTAACGATTTAGACTTAACAATAGATAATGATACAACTGGTGGTAATTTAGACATAGTACAAGACGGTGAAAACAATGATATTGACTTTGATATAATCAGTATGGATGGATTCATCATATCGTTAAATCAAATAGGTGATAGTAATGCAATCAATGTAGATGTAGATGGTAGAACAAGTAATGGTTCATCTGTCTATATTAATCAGACCGGTAATAACAAGTCATACTCTAATACTTTGTGGTGTGGTCATACTTTCTGTACGCTGACCGTAAATCAAAACTAAACTAAATAGCTTATATGAGATATTTGACCCATTGGTCAACAGCATTTATTACCGTCATATTATTGACATATATTGGGTTACAAGACCCAGGCTTTAAAGAGTTGTTGAGACTTAAATCATTTGACTTTGTATTACAACAAGAAGAAGTCACACCCTCATCAGATATTACAATCATTACAATAGACGAAGAAGCGATTGAGAAGTACGGACAATGGCCATGGCCAAGAGATACTTTAGCGCAAATCATTTATGACTTACGAAACGCACAGACTGGCATTATTGTTATGCCTATATTGTTTAGTGAGCCAGATAGATTTGGTGGTGATGAGGAGTTTTGTAATGCATTAGGATACGGCACCGTCATTGCTCAAGTAGGGACTACACAAAAAAATACAAGTAATGCAGTACCACGTGGTGTTGCAAAGATAGGGAATCCACTAGACTTTTTGTATGAGTGGCCGGGTATGGTTGGTCCAGAATTGTTTTTAAGTAATTGTGCAAACGGTGTTGGTGTTATCAATACAGCGCCAGAGATAGACGGTGTTGTAAGACGAGTACCACTATTGATGAAGATTGATGAGAATATTTATCCCAACATGGCGATAGAAACAATTAGAGTTGCAGTTGGTGATCCGTCTTATCAAGTCAAAGCAGACCAAAGTGGTGTAATTGCAATGAGAGTACCGGCATATGCTACAATCAATACTGATAGTAATGCGAGAATATGGGTACGTTGGAACAAAAAGTTTAACACGATATCAGCAGCGAGTGATGATTTTTCCGCAGCCGCTGGTACAACAGTTATTCTAGCCATGACGGCAGAGGGACTAGGTGGCGTGATTGCAACGCCAATTGGTGAACAGTATGATTATGTGATAAGTGCAAACACATTACAAACAATACTTGACGGTGAGACAATACAACGTTGGGACTTTCTATATGAAATAGCTGTTGCATTTCTCCTAGGATGTGTTATAGTATTGCTGTGTAGATTTAGTCCATACTGGCTTATTGCTGTGGCATTGATTGGTTTATACATTGGCGTTGGTAATACTTTCACAATGCTCTATGAGAGCAGTCTATTATTACTAGACATTACTTGGATTTTGCTGACGGCTACTATAGTAGCATTCCACAGCACATTTTTACGTTTCATCTTAGAGTTCCGTGCCAAACAGCAGATAAGAAAACAGTTTGAAAAGTATTTAGACCCACGCCAAGTGGCAATACTAGTAAAAGACCCTAGTAAGTTAAAACTAGGAGGAGAACGTAAGACTATGAGTTATCTATTCATGGACATTGTAGGTTTTACACCTATAAGTGAATACTATAAGAATAAAGATGACCCAGAGGGCTTAGTAGAATTAATAAACGAGTTTCTGAACGAGTGTAGTAACATCATAATGAACAACGGTGGTATGATTGATAAGTTTATGGGCGATTGTATTATGGGTATATTTGGTGCGCCGTTAGATATGGACAATCATGCTGAAATGGCTATCAAGTCATGTAAAGAAATAGAAGACAAAGTTAAAGAGTTAAAAGTCCTCTACAAAGAACGAGGACTACCAGATATCAATGTTGGCACCGGTGTGAATACCGGTACAGCTATTGTGGGTAACATGGGGTCAAAAACAAGACTTGACTATTCTGTAGTAGGTGACGCCGTGAACTTAGCAGCGAGACTAGAAGCAACTGCTGGACGACACGAACATATAGACAATAAGACTATATGGTCATCATATACACAGGAATTGTTACCAGATACATTTAAGACTAAGAGTATTGGGGAAATAAAAGTAAAGGGAAAGGAAGAACTGATACAGATATACACATTTCAATCATAGGAGAACAAATGACTTTAACTAGGAGCATGGGCACAATGCCTAATCAATTCAAAGGGAGAACTAAAATGAAAAATTTAAAAAAACAGACGAAGCAACAGACGAGAAAAAACTTATTGACCTTGATGAAAACACCTAGACTAAAAGTCGTAACTTAATTCACCCATTGTCAAATCAGGAGCAGTAGTAGATTTTTGTATAGAGAATGTGCTACTGCTTGTATTACTCACTAAATTTTGTCTATTATCACTTTGTAACACTACCGGTGCATTATTGTTAGCACTTGCTTCAGCGCTTCTATCTTGTTGCTGAGCCATCTCATAACCTAACGCTTCTCTTAACATAGATATATTTTGTGCTGCTGTTTCAAAATCAACCTCTGGACTTGCGAGACCTTGAAAGTCTATATCATTGAATAGACCAAATTTCTTTATTGTGCCACCCATAATGGCTGCCTCTATAACTGGCACACTCTCTGCTAAGTCACTAGCAAACTCTTTCATATTAATCTTTTTACCATCAAACTGTAATCCTGATATGGACATTAGTGATACTGCCAGACTATCTAGTGCCGTTGAAGCAGTTGTTAGGTCATCAGCACTATCAGCCAAGTCTAACATCTCCTGAACAGGACTCTTTTCGCCTGATAAGAAGTTAAGTATAGATGTACCTACATTAGCAAGAGCAGATACTAACTTACCACCAGAGAATGCCAATAGACCAGCACTTATAACACCCATTACGGTTGTGAAGTCTGCCGCTTTAGATACGTTGATATTAGGATCGTCCATGATACCTAATAAATCTGTGACGTTATCTTTAATTGTTTGTGTAAAATCAACACCAGAGAATTGTGTAATAATCTCTGCTGTACTTGCCGCACCCTTACCAACACTAAATGCAAGTAAGCCAGCACCAATACCAGTCATAGTGGCAACGAACAATGCCGTGTCACCAAGATTTTCTAAACTGGCGATACTTAATAGTGTAGTAACATTATCAACTATACCTTGTGCCCAATCTGGGTTAACGAAATCACCACCAGCAGTTGTTAGAGCTGCAACAGCAGACCCAGCACCAAATACTGCCAGACCGGCAGCAATAGCCGTCATTGCAACGAAGAATGTACCCCCTTCTACTAATGCATCTCCAAACCCTGAAAATAAATCATTGATACCCAATAGTGTCGAAACATTATTAACGATACTCTCAGCATCAAGTGCTAGAAAAGTATCAGACGCTGCCGCTACAGCAGACCCAGCACCAAATACTGCCAAACCGGCACCTATGGCTGTCATTGCAACAAAGAATGTCCCACCATCTGATAAGAAATCCATACTGCTACCATGGTCATCATTGATTGCTAATAATTCTTTTACATTTTTTCTTATGTTAACAGCAAATTGATTATCACCTTGACTGAACATATCAAATGCTTTTGATACGGCAACACCAGCACTTACAGCGGCAAGACCAAAACCAATTGCTGTCATAGCAATACCAAAAGTACCACCTTTTGCTAAGAAGTCCATAGACCCACCGTGGTCATCATTGATTGCTAATAATTCTTTTACATTAGCACGGATGTTTTTAGCAAATTCACTTTCTCCAGAGAAATGGTCTACAGCAGTTGCAACACCAGCACCAATACTAAATGCGGCTAAACCAAGACCAAGACCTGTCATTGCAAGCATGAATGAACCACCTTCAAGGAAGAACTCTACTTTTCCTCCCATATCGTCAGATATGCCCATTAATTCTTTTACATTGGCACGAACTGCTTTACCATCTAAATCATTTAATTCTTTGAGTAAGAATCCTGCACCACCGGCAAGAATACCAGCACCAGCAAGTAATGCACCACCACCAAGCATAGCTGCACCAGCACCCATACCTAGTTTTCCTAATATACCGGCTAATCCTTTTTTAGTTTCTTTACCAACGCCATCTGCTTCTTTTGAACCATCATCACCCCCACCTTTTTTGGTGTCTAGTAATGATTGTCTCTCTGCTTCATCAGCAATTCCTTGTTGTCTATCAGCGGCCGCATTTGCTTGGTCTTCCGCAGACGATATCATTTCACTAAAGTTGTTAGTAAATGTTTCTTTTATTGTTGCAAGACTATCATTATTCTTTTTGAATTGTAAAGCGAGTGATTGACCAAAAGACCTATTCTGTGACTTCGTTGTTGATTCAACCGTAGTGACCAACTCTTTAGTTTGAGTTTCAATGACTTCTCTATTGTCATTCTTATTCTCCTGTAGTCGCATTATTACGTCTTTAAAATCAGCCATAATCTACTCTATTTCTTTTTTCCTGAATATGCTTGTGAACCAAAGAAAGCCGCAACAATACCAGCAACAGCAACAAAGTATGTAGGTGCCATATCTCCTAGTATTTCACTTGCAGTTTCTAAACCGGCAAGTATTGCAACAACAATCATTGTTGGGTATAGTAATAGACCCGCCAAAGCAAACCATGTCATCTTACGTTGAGCGTCTCTCATAGCGTCAGCGTCCTCTAACTCTTTACGTTTAAAATGTAAATACATCTCATGTTCTTTTTCAGACACTTTACCATCACCATTACTATCTGCTGGATGTGGTTGTGGTGCTGTCACCGTCTTTTTTATTTCTTCTTCAGCCATCTTATCTCTTTCGTTGCGCCTCTCTATACTTGTTATTTTCTTCCTTTATATGCTCATTTAATAAAGCAAGATAAACTTCACGCTCATATGGTAACATATTTTCAATTTCAGTTAACGACCAATGGTGTAACTGTATCATTTTAAAATTCAATTCATAATATTGTTCTAAATTAATATGAGAGAGGCATATTAAAAAAAACTTTGCATACCTTCTAGTGTTACTTTACCCTTCTTTTTAGTTTTAGGGTTAGTTACACTAACGACATGCTTTAATCTAGGCATTGTTGCAAAGAAACTTTGTATCTTAGCAAACTGTGCTTGTGTCAGATTTTCTAAGAAGTCAGATATCTCTTGCTCTGACAAATCATTTGCTTCATATGTTTCAATACCGTCTATAATTTGATGAATACATTGTCCAGTCATGGCAATAGTATCAGCTGCTTTAAGTCCCTTCAAATTTCTACCAGCAAATGTTTTTACTGTAGGGTATGTCATTACAATACTTACATTATCAGTTAATGCTATCTTGTTTGTATGTCCATCTTCCACTTCGACCTCAACTTTAGATAAATCAACTGTATGCTGTACTTTCGTTTCATTATCATCTGGGCATGTTAGGTTTAACGATACTTTTTCACCAACTGCTTTAGAACGTATCTTTAGAAAGATATACTCCATATCAAATGACGGATACTTATGTGGTTGTATCTTACCAAATGTACAGTTTTCAATAATCGTCATCAAAGCGTCAATCATCTCCGTATCGTCACCCTCTTGCGCTTGTAAAAGTATCTTTTCTTCTTTTACTAAGAAGGGTCTATATTTAATCTTCTCATCTGTGCTAGGTACATTAAGCTCAAATGTTTGTGTGTTTAGTAGTGGCAAAGCCATAATTTAATCTCCTTTATAATATTAAAAAGTAAGTGGCGGGAATATTTTACCACCAAATACTTTACCAATTGGAATTGACCGTTTCAAACCATTCAATACATCACGGCCGGTTCTTCTTAATTCTGGTGGGAGTCCGTTTAAGAAACCACCACCGGGTTTTACTTCTCCAGATGATAGACCACCAACTTTACCGGTGCTGTCTATATCTAAGTCAAAGTTTAACCAATCTCTATATGAGAATGTAACTGTAATTGCAACATAACTGTTTTGAGTGCCACTATCGTAGTTGACTTCTCCTATTGCGCTTGGGAATGCTTCTCTCATTCTGATACCATATGTTGCTCTGTCTCTATCTTCAGCGACTTGAAATGACCCTAACTGAAACACATCTATTGGTGCTGTGTATTCTTTGTAGAAGTTAAACATACCAGTTTGATTGTCATAAACAAGTGCTTGCCACTCCTCAAAGAAGTTACGAAGACGTAAAAACTTATCACCAATAAACGTTGCAGTAACGTCACTATACTGTACGCTAGTAGGGTATTTATACGGCGCACCAGCGATACGATATGGACTTGTATTCAATGTTCTTGCTGGCATAGTAATATTAGTACACATCAAAGCAACTTGCTGTGCCATATCTACATTGTTACTGTTCGCAGTATTACCGGCATTTGCTTGCTCAAAATTACCACCACTTCTTGTATCTGTTTGTATCTTAGACGGCAATGTAATGTTGACTAAGAAGCGAGTACCACGTGCCACACCCTCACCAGTTGATAACGCTCCTCTAAAACGATTAACTGTTGTTTCTGGATTTGCACGTTGTTTGATACGTGGATCACCGGGTATGTTATCATACTCTCTCCCACGTGGTAGTCCTAATCTTATATCAAACGGTCCTACTCTCTTACCCTGTCTAAAGATAGCCATTAAATCATTCTCCTACTATTTGAATAAACTGTACTAGCGCCTGCTTTCTTAAACTGCTGTACTGGCATAAGTATAGCGGGTGCAAAGTCATCTGGTTCTAATCTCAAAAATTTTGATTTGAGTTGAGAACGCAAGTAGTGTTTAATCGTTGGTTTAATTTCTTTGATGTTCTTTAATGCTTTATAGTTCCCCTTAAAATTTCTTTTGTCTAGTGTCTCTAATAATTTCATGCGTAGTGGAATAGGGAGATAGTGAAAATTACACCCTAAGAAACCCCCTGGTGCTGGTTGTATTGGTAGTACAAGTGGAAATATATCATAATACGGCAACAATACTTTTGTTTTTGGGTCATAACGAAAGAAGTTTAACGCACCGGGTCCCGGTGTACTGAACAATTTGCCAGAGCGCATAAGTTTAGCTGCAGATATCTTGTTAGATAACTCAGCAACTTTCTTTTTATACCAATTGATAGATAAGTCTCTATCTGCCGCTGCCGTACGAATTGTATCAAATATTGATTGAGTTGCCATAATAATACTATTTATGTCTAAATATGGACATGGCAAAGAAGAAAATAGGGAAGTATGTACATAGAATGCCGGTATCTAACAAGTATAGACCTATCAACAAGAGCAAGTACAAGGGCGACCCTACCAATATCATCTTTCGCAGTAGTTGGGAAAAGATAGTATTTAAGTATTGTGACCTATCACCAGCTGTGTTACAATGGTCTAGTGAGGAGTTTTTTGTACCGTATCGCAGTCCGTTTGATAAGAGAATACACCGGTATTTCCCAGATGTTTGGCTAAAGTATAGAAACAAAGATGGCATTATAACACAATCCGTGCTAGAAATCAAGCCTAAAAAATACACAAAAATGCCTCCTAAACCCAAGCGTGTAACAAAAGATTGGAAATACACTACTGAACAATACATCATCAATCAAGCGAAGTGGGAAGCGTGTGAAGCATACTGTAAGAAAAGAGATTATAAGTTTCAGATTATTACTGAGGATGTATTGAAACATTGGTCAACAATTCAGCCGTTATAACACATAAATAGTAGTATGTCAAGCTTAGCAAATAAACTACGAAGTAAGCTATTTGGCGGTATATTGGGTGGGTCAAGTCAAGCATCAGCAGCTGCTGGTGTAGATTTATCTCGTAAGACAAGAAGTAACACATCAACCGCACATTTAGATATAGATAAGAACAAATACTCATTGGGTACTGTGCAGTATCCAGATGACTTAGGTACAGCAGAGTTTGGTCATTATCTAATGTTTTACATCTACGAAGTAAGCAAGAGTAGATACAGCGGACCACAGACAACATCAACGACATCAACAATACAAGACCAAGGACAACGTGGTCAGCAAAAGACAGTATTTAAAAATCATAAGAAAGCAGAGGGCGTAACATCAAGCGCCTCAGCGGCATACCCTTACAAAGGGAATGAGAAGTTAGTCAAAAGACAAGAAGAAAAAGGATTAAGTGGCGCATTAAAGCGTAGTGGTCGTTTAAAACGTACAAGTGACGTGATATCACTCTACATGCCACCCAACATCAAGTCAAAGTACGGCGCAAACTATAAAAATAGTGAGACTGGATTAGCCGGTGTCATTGGTGGTCAGTTAGCAGACAGTACAAGTATAGACACAATGCTAGCAAACCTATCTAACAGCGGTACATTTAACACAATCAAAGACGCATTTATAGATACAATGGGTCTTAAAATAGGTGCCGGCATTACAAGTCTTGTAGGTGCTGGTGACTTAGAGGGTGTTATAAGAAAAGGAATGCAGAAAGCGTTAAACCCAGCAGTAGAGGCGATATTCCAATCTGTGGATTTGCGTGAATACAGTTTTAGTTTTCGTTTTACACCAAGGACAGAGAATGAGGTGCGTACAGTAGATAACATTATTAAGTTATTTAAGTTTCACATGCTGCCTGAGCGAGTACAAGACCAAGAAATAGGTCGTCACTTGATATTCCCTAGTGAATTTGAAGTGTACTATATGTTCCAAGGGAAAGAAAACACTTGGTACCCTTTCACGGCTGGCAGTGTATTAAAGAGCATGGACGTAGATTACGGTCCCGGTGGCGAGACACAACACTTTCGCCCTATAGAGACCGGTAACGGTGCGGCTCCTCCTCCAACAGAAATCAATATGACGTTAAACTTCCAAGAGAACGAGATAATGACAAAAGAGAAGATTGTAGAGGGATTCTAGTATGTACTTTAAAAAATTTCCCACATATGAGTATGACGTACAAGACAATCAATATAGAACACTTATAACAGATATTTTACGCCGTGTCAACCTTAAAGCGAATGTCCGTGCAAATACATTGGTCTTTGATGAATATACAGTACATGACGGTGAGACACCAGACATTGTGGCGTCAAAATACTATGATAATCCACTCTATCATTGGGTCATAGTGACGGTCAATAATATTACAAGCAGACATGATTGGCCTATGGACCAAGCGTCTTTGACAGAATATGTCAATGATAGGTATGACGATCCAGATGGAGCACATCATTATGAGTTGGCTCAAACAAGTGGTGATACAACAATCAAGTTACAAGTCGCAAGTGATACAGCCGGTGCAGTAACAATTACAAACTACGAACACGAACAAACAGAAAACGACAACAAAAGACGTATAAAACTACTAGATAGGGCATACGTAGCGCAATTTAGAAACGAGTTTGAAGAACTAATACGAAGATAACATATGCAATTTGCTGGTGATTATAAATTAGAGAGTGTTATAGTACATAGCTCTTCAGGGAGTATGGATATCAAAGACTTGGTATTAGAACTGAACGTGTATGAAAGTATACACTCAAGCAATCTGTACGGCAATCTGACGATTATGGATAGTGCCAATCATGTACAAAATCTCCCTATCATAGGACAAGAAGATATAGAGTTTGAAATCGCAACAAGCGAAGATACAGAAACATTGAACTTCCGTCGCCATAGAGGACGTATATACAAAGTCAATAACATGATACGCACAGAGGAGAGACAACAAGTCTACACGATACACTTCAGCAGTAAAGAAACACTTCTCAATCAACGTACACGAGTGAAAAGTGCTTATGAAGGGTCTGGTGATGAGATAGCCGTAAAAATACTTCAGGACGTATTAAAAACAAACAAAGCAGTGGCGACAGAGCCAAGTGACTTACGCATTAAGCTGACCGGTAACAATATGAAACCATTTGATTTTCTCAACATGGTGAGAGACCGTTGCCGTAGTAGAGTATTTGAGGGTGCCGGTTTCCTCTTCTTTGAAAATCACCGTGGTTATAATCTTCGCACATATGAGAGTTTATCCCATACACCTAGTGGTCCTCGTGAGCCCAAAGAGAAGTTTATTGTACAACCAAGTAGTCGTAATGTACCCATCGAGGACGATATGCAGTCCGTAACAGAATACCGTATTACAAAGAACCAAGACGTATTGGCTGCATCCGCAAGTGGCTTACTCGCCAGTACACATTACATATACAATCTTGCAAGTAAATCCTATGTAAAGATAGAACAAGACTATGCGACAATGTTTGACGGCACTCATCACCAAGAGAGTTCTCCATTGTTTACTACTCAACCAGAAGAAGAAGGGAATAACAAGACTTTATTTGATTTTTTTGAACAACGTATAGATGTCAGTAGTAGAGATACCAAACTACACCAACAGAGCGAGGATGATGAACGGAACTATAATAACCACAGTAATCAGAAACAATTACGAAACATGATAAAACTATCCCATGACCAACTCACGGCCAAAGTCACCGTACCCGGCAACAGTAATCTAGCCGCTGGTGATTTGATAGAGTTACATGTACCGTCATATGAACCTATCGACAAAGGCGAAACAAGAGTACATGATGTATTTCTAAGTGGTCGATGGATTATCACTAACTTAGTACACGCTATAGGGGGCGAAAGATACACCTCTACATTTGATTGTGTGAAAGATAGTGTCGCTGTAGAATACGAAAGCACAGATAGTACCATCGCCGCAGAAACAAATTACAAAGAACCAATCTATGGAGAGAGTGAAGTAGGCGATGATGACTTATTGTAATCTTCCGTTTACCGCTACGAACATACAAGGTGTGGATAGACATGATAATATTCTCCGCTTACACAAAGATGCCGAGATAGAACTCTCAGATGGAGATATAACAATCACCACATATGAATTAAACGAAGTATTACACAATGTTACAGTATTAGCACCTACAGTTATAAGAAATGAAACGAACAGAATCCACTATATCCAACTAAGTGATAATATGATTAGTCCAGTAGAGGATGGAGGTCCAAACGAGTATATAAGTATAAGAACGAGACCATCATGCTAAGTAGAAACAGAGTATTACAGTATGTTACAAAAGCATTGAGGAGTATAGGAGAATCCTTGGAGGATATGAGAAATAATAGTGAATATA